CGCCCGTGCCCAGGCGGACGTTGCAGGACTCCATGCCGACCAGGGTGTTCTGGAGCGGGTTGGCCTGGCCCGCCCACACGGCATGCGCCATGTTGTCCGCCGAGTAGGCGGGCCAGGGGAAGGTGTAGCTGTAGGTGCCGTTGTTCGTGTGGTAGTAGCCCTCGCCCATCTGCATGGTGCCGCCCAGTTCGGCCACGAAGGCGGTGATGGTCTGGGGGTCTTCCAGGAGCGACAGGCCCGGGGCGAAGAAGGACGAGTTGGACTCGCCGGTGATGAACAGCCGGCCGCCGGCCGCCAGCCAGGTCTTGAGGCGGCCGTTGAAGTCGGCGTTGGTGTAGAGCAGGTTGGGCGCGCCGACGTGGCCGGGCGGGTAGCCGGAGAACAGGATGATGACCGCGAACTGGTCGAGGTCGTCGAACGGGCTGAAGTCGAGCGTGCTGCCGTAGTCGGAGGGGGCCAGCACGAAGCCGTAGCCGTGCTGGTGGGCCAGGTCTTCGAGGTGGTCGTGGCTGTACTCGACGCCCGTGCTCGGGTCGTCGTAGTAGAAGCCCATGCCGAACTCGTCGATCAGGCCCACGTTGGGCCCGAGGTTGGGCACCGGGTTCGTCCAGCCGGCCGGGGCCTGGGCGGGCGTCAGGGGCGTCTGGCGGTTGGGCTGCACGCCCTCGACGGGCAGGCTGCGCTTCAGCGGCAGGGCCCGGAAGTCCACCGCCGTGACCGTGTTCAAGTCCTGGACGGGGTTGGCGCCGTTGACCCGGGCGTCCAGGTAGCGGGACAGGCCCGGCCGGGAGCCGCCCCGGCGGCGGCCGGCGGGGGTGAGGGCGCGGACGTTCTGGGCGTCGGCGCAGGTGCCGGGCGGCTGGCGGTGGTGCGGGCCGCTCCGGTCCAGGCCGCCGTCGGGGAAGTCCAGGGGGAGCAGGTCGTCGGTCACGGCGCCTCGGGAATAAAAAAAACGGGGGCGGCCCTGGCGGGCGCCGCCCCCGTGGTGCCCGTCCCCGGTGGGCGGATGGCGGCCAGCCCCCGGTTGAAGCTTCGGCCGCCGGCCCGGGCACTACGCTGTGCCCGCGCGGGGACGGGTGTTCTCAGGTCCGCAGGCTGCGGCGGATGATCTGGGCCTGCTGGTGCTCGGCGGCGGCCCGCTGCATCTGCTGCATCTGCTGGAGCCGGCGCTGGTCGTCCACGGCGCGGCCGGCGATGTCGATGACCGCCTTCACGAAGTCGAAGTTCTTGAAGAAGGCGGTGTCGGCGTGGACGGCGGCCACCTTGTTGGCGTCGTCCCAGGTGATCGTGATGGCCGGCAGGGGGCGGCCGTTGGTTTCGCTCATGGTGTTCAGCCCACGCGGACGAGGTCGAAGGTGGTGGCGGCGGTCTTGATCAGCAGGAACGTGCCGCCGGTCTGGGTCACGGCGCCGGAGCCCACCAGCGTCACGTCGGTGCCGCCGGAGATCGTGCTGGTGTTGCTGGCGTGGTTGCTGGCGACGAAAATCTGCACCGCGTCGCCGACCCGCATCTCCGGCTGGTCGCCGGCGATCTGGGTGCCGGTGCGGGTCGTCATGGTGACGTTGCCGCCCGAGGCGTCCTGGTAGAGCACCCGGCCGCGCAGCTGGGCGGCCGAGACGGTGCCGGCGTTGGCGATGGTCGAGCGGGTCATGGGCGTGGGCTTGGCCATGGCCCCGCGCGTGGCCGTGTACCACTGGGTCGCCGAGGTCGGCACGAACACGGCCCACTCGCCGCCCTCCAGCGTGAAGACGCCGGTGCCGGCCGTCAGGCCGTTGATGGCGTCGTTGCCGCCGTTGACCGGGTAGACGAGCAGCCGCCGGGCGGCGTCGTTGACCAGGAAGATGGGCCCCTCGGTCGTGGCCGCGGCCGGCAGGGCGACGCCCTTGGCGTCGTCGGCGCCGGTGACGACCACCACCTGGGTGGCGACGGCCGCGGCGTCGGACTGGCCGGTGCCGGCCGCCGCCAGGGCCGCCCGGTCCAGGGCGAAGACGCCGCCCGACGGCATGGCGAAGTCGCCGCCGGAGGAGAGGACCACCGCCTTGCTGGCGGCGCCCGTGCCGGCGGTCACGTCCTCCAGGTAGCCGGCCTCGGTCTGGGTCAGGACCGCGGTCGCGTGGTCGGCGAGCTTCCGCCAGAAGTAGTTGGTGCCGTCGTGGCAGGAGACGAGGAAAATGAACTCGCCGGGGTCGTCGAAGGTGAAGGTGGTGTCGCCGTCCTCGTTGTAGCCCCCGGTGACGGTCAGGGTGATGTCGCCGCCGTCGGTCTTCATCCACAGCAGGCACAGGCCGCCCACGCGCGTGGGCCGGGCCAGGGTGCGCGACTCGGCCGCGGCCGAGATCAGGCCGACGACGTGCGGCGAGCGGTCGGCCGTGACCGTGCCCGAGGCGCCGGGGTCTTTGGCCTCCGGCGACTGGAAGATTTTCTTGGCGATGTTGTGCGCGGCACCCATGGCGTCCCTCTCACAGGAAGGCGATCAGGCAGTTCATGGCGGTCGTGCCGGCCGCCGTGGTGTCGAACAGCAGTTCCAGCTTCTCGAAGCCGCCGATGGGCATCTTCACCCAGCCGATCAGGTTGTTCCCCGGGCTGTAGATGACCGTGGTGCCCGTCGAGGCGGCGCCGCCGGAGTCGGTGTCGGTCGTCTTGCCCTGGGCGCCCGTGACGGTCGCGTGGTTGACGATGGTGTCGGCGAAGCGCTCGGTGGCCACCACGGGCGCCCCGGCCACGCCCACGGCCGTGGACAGCGTGCAGGTGAACTGGCCCAGAATCGAGGGGAACCACAGCGTCGCCCCCGGCCCGCCCGAGCCGATCCGCCGCCAGCCCAGGACGCGCAGGTCGAAGGTGTCGTCGTTGCCGGCGGTGGCGATGGGCCAGAGCAGGGCCCAGCAGGGCACGCTGCCGCCGGGGCCCGAGGCCAGGCGGAGCACGCCGTTGCCGGCCGGCTCGGTGGTCGTGGGCACCTTGCTGGCGAACGACGTGTCGGTGGCGTCGGTCCCCAGGGCGCGGCGGGCTGGCTCGACTCGGTTCATTCCGGCGTCACCCCCGCGAACGTGACCGTGTTGCCCTCGCCGGGGTTCCGGCGGCGCCAGTGCCAGGCGTGCCTCCAGACGCCCGGGTCGCCGTTGTAGCCCAGGTGCTGGGGCTTGGAGCGGCGGTCCACGTCCATGCTGATCGCCAGCCGCTGCTGGAAGTAGAGTTGCTGCGGCCCGTCGGTCAGGTCGTCGCCGTCGCGCTCGCCCGCGGCCTTGCAGGCGGCCAGCAGCGTCTCGAAGTGCTCGGCGCCGCCGTAGAGGAAGGGGGCCGACTCGACCTCGAAGTCCTTGGCGACGTAGTAGGTCAGCTGGACCGTGTAGTCCTGGTCGGCGGCCGGGAAGAACTCCAGTTCGACCCGCTGGTGCTGGCCGGGGCCGGGCTTGCGGTGCTCGATGGAGCAGACCCGCGGGATGCCGGTCGTGTCGGGCCACTCGTTGCGGCGGTAGCGGGCGTCGCCCGTCACCTTGACCGGCGTGTAGCCGGAGCCGCCCGAGGTGGCGACGAGCACGTCCCCCTCCAGGCCGCCGAAGTCCTCGGGCATGACGAGCAGGTGCCCGCCCTCGGCCAGCGTCATCGTGACCACGGGGTGCAGGAACGACCAGTCGTAGCCGCAGTGGTAGAACATGCGCTTGCCGCTGCGGACGAAGGCGGCGATGTCCCGCTCCTGCACCGACGTCCAGGCGGGCTCGCCGTACTCCGCGCCGCGGCCGTAGCCGTGGTGGTAGCCCACCTCGGCTTCGAGCCGCTTCTGGAGTTGCACCTGCGAGGAGCGCATGGGTCGTCCTCAAAAAGGGGGCCGCGGGCGGGTATCCCGAGGTCACGCGCCGGGTGGCGGCCTGCCGGCCGCCGCCGCCCCCGCCTCGCGGCCCTTAGCCGACCGGCGTGAACAGCTGGGCCACGCGCCACCACTTGAGCGAGCCCAGGAACGAGGTGCCGCCCGAGTCGGCGGCCGTCGCCCACAGCAGGCCCAGGGCGTTGGCGTCCAGGTTGGTCAGCCCCGTGAGCGTGCTCTTGGTGAGCCCGGTGGCGCAGAGCTGGTTGTCCTGGAAGAAGCGCACGCAGCAGTTCTCGGGGCGGCCCGAGTCGGTGCCCGTCAGTTGCGGGTCGTAGATGAAGCCCAGCTTCTTGAACGTGTGGGCGACGAGGGTGCCGCCCTCGGTGTCGCCGATGTTGGTGAAGGACGTGGCCCGGTCGCTGTAGACCGTGTCCACGACGCCCAGGCCGTCCTCCTCGATGCGGAAGCCGATCATGGCCCCGCTGTTGTCGATGGCGTCGCCGGAGTTCATGGGCACGTTGGCGGCCAGCGTGAAGGCGTCCACCTCGCCCAGCCCGATGAAGGTGGCGGCCATGTTCGTGGCCACCGAGTTCTGGGCGTAGCAGCACTCGAACCACAGCTTGCCGCTGTTGGTGGTCAGGCCCGAGAGCAGGTAGGACGGGTACGCCTGGGCGATGGCGGCCTCGTCGTTGTCGGTGTCCAGGGCGATCTGGAGGCAGCCGCCCTGGAGCTCCACCGAGTTGATCGCGGACACGCGCTGGATGGTGCAGCCGGCGGCGGCGTACGCCTTGTACTTGCCGAAGGCGATCTGCGTGGTGAGCGTCGGCGCCAGCGGCAAGTCCTGGAAGTTGTCGTAGAAGTAGATGCCCTTCTTCTCGCCCAGGAGGATTTCCAGGACGGGGCAGTCGCCCCAGATGGCCGGCGACGGGTCGCGGCTGGTGTCGGCCGAGCCGGACAGCGTGAACTGGATCGGGTTGAACATGGGGCCCCCTATCAGTCCGGCATGGTGGTGCCGTTGGAGAGCACCGCCTGGCGGCGCCGGTTGGTGCAGAACAGGTTCCAGGTGCAGTCGGTGACGGTCTGGAAGACGGTGGGCTGGCGGGCCTCGGCCTTGAAGTACTCCTCACGCATCCACTCGCCCTTGAGGACTTTCGCCCCCAGGCAGCCCCAGTTGATCATGTAGACGGGGTCGGTGGTGTCGTCGTCGAGCTGGATGACCGGGGTGAAGGGCGTCCGCATGAAGGTGCCCTGGCCCTCCATGGCGGACACGTCCTTGCCGAGGTTGTCGTTCTGGGCCCGCAGGGTGTCGCCGACGACCTTGTACGTCTCGTAGTTGACGTAGATGCCGTAGTCGTTGCCCTGCTCGTAGGTGGGCATGCCGTCCACCAGCGGCATGAAGTCGGTGTAGTACTGGGCCCGCCGCATCTTGGTGAACAGGTCGTCCTGGGTCTTGGCCGTGTAGGCGTCGGAGTAGTTCTTCCAGCGGCCGTTGGCGCCCGTGGACGGGTTGATGTCGGCGACGAGGGTGTAGCCGGAGGGCACGGTGCCGTTGAAGCCGTTGTTGTTGGCCCGGGTGGCGGCCGTGGCCGACTTGACCACGAAGTAGGGGAGGCCGACCGGGTGCAGGTCGAACTCGGCCAGGGACGGGCAGCGCCACAGCGTCCGCTCGAAGAGCAGGATGGCCGAGCCCAGGGCGGCCAGCCGCTGGGTCTGGGCGATGTCCACGATCTTGGCCCGGCCCTGGTTCATGGCCACCAGGCGGCGCTCCATGGCCCAGGCCCACTTGGTGTGGCGGAAGGGCATCTTGCCGGTGGCCAGGATGTTCGGGATGTCCACCTGGTGGACGTAGCCGATGCCGACGTGCTCGGCCGAGCTGTTGGTGTTGGTGATGATGTTGAACTGGAACTCCGGGCCGGAGTCCTCGACGGACGTCTTCTTGTCCTTGAAGATGCGCTTGAGCGCGATGGTGTTCTGCTTGTCCGACATCAAGTCCGTGAACTTGAGCCGGCCGAGGTCGTTGAGTGACGCAATCAGTACGTCGGCGATGGACGGGGCCTGAACGACGGCCATGGGCTAATCTCCCCTGGGGTTACTCGACGGTATCGCCGTCCTCGGCGGTGCGTTCGTTGTTGAGGCGCATGAAGGTCTTCTTGGCCTTCTCCAGCCCCGGCTTCTCCGGGGGCGGCTCGCGGTGCGTCGGCACCGCCAGGCCCGCCTGGGCCCACTGCTCCGGGGTCGGGCCGCCGTTGGCGGACGGCTTCGCCGCGGGCGCCGGGGGAGGCGGCGCGCCGACGACGAGGAGCTGCCGGGCCTTTTCCCAGCGGGCCTCGGGGGGCTCGCTGGGGTCACCCTGCAAGCCCTCCCGGTAGACGAGCACGCGCCGCTTCCACTCGACGCTGTTGCGGTCGGTGATCTCGGCGCCCTTGCCCTTGCCGAAGACCTCGGGGTGGCGGGCGAAGAAGGCGTCGGCGCGCTCGGCCAGGGTCTGCTCGGCCTGCTGCTGGTGGAAGGCGAGGAGTTGCTGGACCTGGTGCTGGAGCCGGGCGTGGTCCCGCTTGAGGGCGCGCAGGGCGTGGACGAGGCCGCCGTCGTAGTCCTTGGGGTCGGCCCCCTCGCCCCAGTCGGGCTCGGCCGCCTCGGGGGACGGGGGCGCCGGCGCCTGGGACGGTGGCGCCGGCGCCTGGGCGACCGGGTTGGCCTGGAGCCGGAGCAGGTGGGTCAGGGCCGCGTCCCGGATCGCCAGACGCAGCTCGGC